TGGCTGAAGTTTATCGGGCGGCTGTTAGCGGCGCATAGGGTACCGCGTCCGATGCGACCTTTGCCGGTGGTGCCTCCGGTAGTCCAGCAGGAACCGATTCGGTTCACGTTGAAGGATCGAGCGTTCCTGAAGGTGGCGCGAATCATGGTCGATGAAAGGTGAGTGGCAATGGCGGAGTATCACGGGCGGGAAGTTAAGCTGAACAAGATCATGCCTGGGGATGTGAAGAAGTACAAGGTTTACGTCCGCGACCCCGAGACCGGCAATATCAGGAAAGTCAATTTCGGTGCTCGTGGGTACACGATCAAGCGCGGCAACCCGGAGCGGCGGGCGGCGTATCGGGAGCGGCATCATTGCGACGATCCCGCAGCGAAGAAGCCGATCACATCGGCGGAATATTGGTCGTGTCGGAATTGGGAGAAGCCGAAGACGGACGCGATGGATTATCGTCGTCGAATGCATGACGCACTGGACAAGTTGCTTGTCCGATAGCGTAAGGGCCGGGGAATAACCGGACACTGGACGGCCATTCTGTGATACAGTTTTGTGTATGGCAAGGCCGGCACGTGATGGACGTAGAGATCGAATACTGCATGTTCGATTGACCAGTGACGAACTGGCAGCGATTGAGGCGGCGGCTAGGGCCGGTGGGGTAATCAGCGTTTCGGTTTGGGCGCGTAATATTCTGATGAGTTGTGTAATAATTACGGGCGAGAAAGGCCAGTCAGGAAACGAGTCCGGGGGGACGTGTTAACTATGGCTTCGCCCACCAATTCTTTCGATTTCGATATTTATCCGCCGTCGTATGGCGAGGAGGGTTATCCTTTCTCGGAAGCCGATGAACCGGAACCGTATAAGCTGAAATGCAAATGCGGCGGCGAAGAGTTCGTGGTGTACTTCCCGGCTCCGTTTGTCACTTGCGCGGCTTGTACGTCGTGTCATAAATGCGGGGCGATTCATGAAGGATGAACGGAAAGTAACAACTTTGGCTGACTTGCTGGATCGTGCCGATGTTCGGCGAGTGAAATTCAAACAGGAAATCCGTGCGTTAGGATTAGACAAGTGGATGCGGCGCAGGAAAGCGAAACAGGATGTTGAAGCGAATTACATCAGTACGAGAACCGCACACTGAGATTGTGACGCTGGAGTGTGGGCATCGCGTCCGGTTGCTGCATAGCTTGATTCAGATGGTTGACTGTCCGCATTGCCCGAAAGTAGTGAAGCGGGAATCTGGTTTCTCTAAATTGCTATCCTGGCTGTTTAGGATTTAGCCGTGTCGGAATCTGGTAGTGAGGCAAAGAAAAAGCCATTTGTGCTGCCGCCGACCGGTGGACCGATTACCGGCTTGCGGCCTTTCGGCGAGCGGGCACGGCGATTTATCCGCCGGCATCCGGTTGATGACGCTCGCTTGAACTTTTTGGTTGGTTCGATTCGTAGTGCCAAAACGAAGACCACTAACGCGAAGTTATGCGTTTGGCTCCGTTCGGGATGGTGGCCTGGTGGCGTCGGTATGATTACCGGCAAAACCAAGCAATCGGCCAAGAACAATATCCTGAACGATGTTCAGTCATTCGTTGGGGATGCGAATTTTCAGTACAATCAGCAATCCGGCGAACTGTTCATTTACCGGCGTCCGTTCATGGTATACGGGGCGGGTGACGAAGGGGCGCACGCTAAAATCAAAGGTTCGACGGTGGGGATTTGGCTTGGCGACGAATTGACGCTCTACCCTAAGAGCTTCTTCGATATGGCCGTCTCCCGATTGTCCTTGCCTGAATCACGAATGTGGGGGACGACGAACCCCGCCGATCCATTCCATTATCTGAAGTCGGAGTATATAGACAACGAGAAGTTGCGGGCCGCTGGTTATGTGTGGTCCGACAACTACACGATGGACGATAACCCGAATATTGACGATAAAGACAAGGACTTCTTGAAGCGGTCATTCACTGGTGTTTTTTACCAGCGAAACATCCTCGGATTGTGGGTCATTGCCGAGGGCGCGATTTACCGGGATGTGATTGCGGATGATATTTTCTACGATCACGCCAATGGCCGGCCAGCAGGCTTGGAGCGGCGGAACAATCACGTCGAGCATTGGGTTGCCATTGATTTCGGAACAGTCAACCCGATGGTCTATCTGGACATATACGACGACGGGACAACCGTATGGGTGGACAGGGAATACTATTGGGATAGCCGGTCAATGATGCGGCAGAAGACGGATTCTGAGTATGCTGCCGATTTGATGGACTTCATGAACGGCAACGATCCACTGGTGTTCGGTGAGCAGAAGAAGCAAGTCGATCAGCGGGAATGGGCGGGCGTGATTCTTGATCCGAGCGCGGCTTCTTTTCGGGCGGAACTGACGCAGAAGGGCATCTTCGTTACCTCTGCCGATAATGAAGTTCTTGAGGGTATCCGCAAAGTAAGCACGATGTTGAATCGTAAAAAGTTGCGAATCCATCGGCGGTGCGTTAACCTCATCCGTGAAATGAATGCGTATGCGTGGGACACGAAGCGGGCCGATAACGGGCGCGAGCAGCCGATTAAAGCGCACGACCATGCGCCGGATGCGTGCCGGTACTTTGTGAATACGCGAATTCCTAGTTGGAGGTTGGCGGCATGACGATTCGGGACGCTGTAATTGGTTTTGGCCTTGCTCTGGTTATTTTCGGTTCGGCCTGTGTCGCTCGCCCGTTGTATATTTGGATCAGCGATATCGTCGCTGGCAATTTAGACCATTGGAAGTGAACGCATGAAACAGCAGCAACCAGATTTTTTTGACCGTGCCGCGCAGGCATTGAAGCCGAAACCGAAAGAGTATTTCGATAGCGTGATGGAACAACTGGATCAGCGATTTGGTCCGGCGCACACATCCATGCTTCACCTTAGCGGGATTCGACAGGCTGATGGCAACGGGCATTATCGGTCATCCATGCACCGCAGCCGGGATGACAGGTAGGGCATGGATAGTTTCGATCAGTTAAGACTAATACTGGAAGTAATTCTGGTTGATGTTCAGGAAATCAAGAAGTAGAATAAATACATCATGGCAGCTATTGACGATTTGAACGCAGAAGTAGCCGCGCTTACCAGCAGCGCAATTGCGGAGATTGCGGCAGCAACCGCAGCGATTACAGCAGCGATTACAGCAGCGCAGGCGAATAACGATTCGGCGGCGATTGAGGCGGCTGTTGCCAGCCTGAAAAAGGTTCAGTCGAATCTGGACGCCGGCTCCTGCTGCTCCCGCCGCTGCTCCAGCGGCACCGTCCGCTTCGTAATGGTGGTTCTCATGTTGTTGGTGGTGGGTGCCGTTGCACTCATCATCACCGATGATGATTCTGCGTAGATTTTTATGAGCAAGCTCGTTCACATGGCTTTAAGGGGCAGACGATAGACCTGCCAGAGTGGTCCTGAATGGTTCTTGGTACTGTATTTCTGTGGTGGGAATGCGGGCATGTGTCCGTTCCGGTTTCTAGTGATCTTGTTTACTCATGGCCTCCCGACCCGAATGGACTTCCGCAATGGGCGGCGTTTCGCGCGAACGATGACTTTGGCGTGCCGGAAGGTGCTGATTGAGTTCTGATCGGATGCGGATGATCTTCGGCTTTTGCCTGTTGCTGATTCTGGCAGTTTTGGCCGGTGCGGTGGCGTTGGGGAAAGTGGAAGAAAAGACAAGTTACGGTTTGATGCCGATTTTGACTGCGCTGGCGACCTTGGCCGGCGGGTTCTCCAATTACGCTTTCAGCGCACGGCGAGACAATGCCGACAAAAAAACCAGTCAAGACGGCGATTGAAAAGAAACCTTGGGGTCGATTGATCGACCTGTACGAACGGGAAATGCTGAAGTTGTTTAAGCGTTTCCGGCCCTCAGAACCAACCAGTCAGGCACTTGAAGCAATAGCTCAAGACCCGAAATTCCAAAAGGCGGCGGAACGCACCGCAGAGCGCATGGTTTCGGAAGTCGCGTTCACCAGCGCGAAATCATGGCGGGAAGCCGTGATGAAGGCCACGCACTCGCGGCGTATATATGGGGCATTGCAGCAGGAGATGAATCGGCCCGCCATGCGGGAGGCATACCGGAATCTTCTGGATGAGAACGCGAAGCTCATTAAATCTATCCCGTATGATTTAGCGCAAAAGGTCACGCGCTACGCAGCGGAGGAAGTCGGGAAGGGCAAGCGAACCGGCAACCTGATGAAGATGTTGCGGGTTCATTGTGCGGAGCTTACCGCAAACAAGATCAAACTGATCGCCCGCACGGAAATATCCAAAGCGCACACGGAAGTGACGCGGGTCCGTTCAGAAGACCTGGACGTACCGGCTTACGTTTGGATCACATCGAATGACCGGCGCGTGCGTGAATCGCATCGCAAGATGAACGACATTATCGTGTTCTGGAACGATCCACCGTCGCCGGAAGCATTAATCGGGCAAAAGAGCACGCTTGGTAAGTATCATGGCGGGGAATGTCCGAATTGTTTTACTGGTGATACGAAATTAGTAAGCCCGCATGGTTTAAAAACGGTGTGGCGTGCGCCGTACAGCGGAAAATTGATCGAGATCATTCTCGAAACCGGCGAAAGGTTTCGCGCCACACCTAATCATCCAATACTCACCAATAATGGGTGGGTTGCTGCGGGCCTGCTTGATACAGGAGATTATCTTGTCCATTTGGGGCTGGGTGGGGATTCCAGTATAGAGCCATATAG